ATGTTGCCGATAAATTAGTGGATCTTCAAAAAAAAGTAAAGGACATAGAAAAAGACGATGGAAAATCATCTAAATCATCAAACATTACAAACAATGCGGTTTTCTTTGGGTCTACAGCGGATCTCCAAAAATTTCTCAAAAATAATGGTGATTCTAAATAGATAGAGGACATACTTACCTAATATGACCAAAGCTAAATCTTGCCCCCCTGGGAAGTACTGGTGTTACACTGATAACAAATGTAAGAAAGTGCCTATGGGTTATTATGTAGGTCGTGGTGGATATTTGTCAAGAGAAGATGAGAATGGTGAAGAGGGTAAGAAGAATGGTAAGAAGAATGGAAATGGAAATGGTGGTAATGGAAACGGTGACTCCAACGGTGGTGGAGATGGTGGCGGGGGAATGGGCGAAAGTACTATATTAGAAAAACGTGACGGCAAATCTGCCAAGGATAAAAATTATTCTCTTAAAGATTGGTTTAAGGGTGGCGGATGGAAACAGACTGGTGGTAAGTATGATGGAAAACCATGTGCAAAACAACCAGGACAAAAAACTAAACCATTTTGCCGTGATGCAGATGATCGTGCTTCAATGAGTAAAGACGAAAGAAACCGAAGAGCTTCTAAAAAACGCAGAGAAGATCCGAATCCCAACAGAAAAGGAAAAGCAAAAATGGTAACCGATTCATACGATTTTTCAAACTGGAGAGACGAATTCAAAGCACTTGAATTTGAAACAGTAGACATTATTGGTACAGAACCATTACAACCAACACAGGGTATTGGTAGTAAGATGCTTGGCGAGAAATGTTGGAAAGGATATAAGAAAAAAGGTATGAAGACAATGTTTGGTAAGAGATATCCAAACTGTGTAAAAGAAGAAGAAACAATAGATGAGAAGTGTTGGGATACTCATAAACAAGTTGGTATGAAAAAGAAAGGCGGTAAAATGGTTCCAAATTGTGTTCCTAAAGAAGAAACTCATTCTGATTGGAGAACTGAAATCTTCGAAGGTGACGGAGATCATGAGTATGAAATGGCACGTCGTCAACTGGCAACGATTAAAAATGCAGTTTCTCGTCTTGAGAAAAAGATGGGCGAAACTGGGGAGGGTGAACTCAAAGCATGGGTTCAGTCAAAACTAACAAGATCTGCAGATGATATTGATACAGTTGCAGATTATATGACTAATGAAGAAAATATTCAGGAAGGAGAGAAAGACGCTTGTTATCACAAAGTCAAGTCTCGCTATTCCGTATGGCCTTCTGCATATGCATCAGGTGCTTTAGTTAAGTGCCGTAAAGTTGGCGCAAAGAACTGGGGTAATAAGAGTAAGACTAAAAAAGAAGAAGTCCATCATCTGAACACTGAAGACTATCAAAGGATACAGGAATATGGTAACGTTTACACTATAATAGTATTATGGAGAGGTAAGTCCCATCGCTTGCAACTTTTCTTCCAAGGCACGGCAAGACCTTCCCGTGATGAAGTTAGAAATGAAGTAGAAAAGATTTATCCAGGTGGAATGGTGAGTTACTACTTCCCCAGCCCCACAGATCCAGGTAAACCAATTATTGTTTCTACAAGAAGTTAATTATGCAAGACGACATCGAACTTTTAAACTTGTCGAAAGCACTTGAGTACGAACGTCAAGCTAGAGTCATTGATAAGATGACTTTAACTGACGCGAGAGAGTTTGCAAAATCTTATTTAAAACTCTATTTTAAACAACAAGAAGTATTAAATTCTATAGCAAATATGTGATTTTATGAGTGAAGTATATCTTGGTAATCCTAATCTAAAAAAAGCGAATACAGCGATTGAATTTACAGAAGAACAAGTAATTGAGTTCCTCAAATGTAAATCAGATCCAGTTTACTTCGCTAACAAATATATTAAAATTGTCTCTCTAGATGAAGGACTTACTCAGTTCCATCCATATGACTTTCAAGAAAAGTTAATTAATAACTTCCATGAAAACAGATTTAATATCTGTAAGATGCCACGACAGACTGGTAAGTCTACTACTGTGGTATCTTATCTTCTTCACTACGCAGTCTTTAACGATAGTGTAAACATTGGTATCCTTGCTAACAAGGCAGCGACTGCTAGAGAACTTCTAGGAAGATTGCAAACTGCATACGAGAACTTACCAAAATGGATGCAACAGGGTATTATAGCCTGGAACAAAGGATCAATGGAGTTGGAAAATGGCAGTAAGATATTGGCAGCTTCTACGTCTGCAAGTGCTGTCCGAGGCATGTCGTTCAACATCCTCTTCCTCGACGAATTCGCATTCGTTCCAAACCATGTTGCAGACTCGTTCTTTGCATCTGTTTATCCTACTATTACTTCTGGTAAAAACACCAAAGTAATTATTGTATCTACGCCACACGGTATGAATCACTTCTACCGTCTATGGCATGATGCAGAAAAAAGAAAGAATGATTATATTCCAACTGATGTTCATTGGTCCGAAGTTCCTGGTAGGGATTTGGAGTGGAAAGAACAGACTATCAAAAATACATCAGAACAACAGTTCAAGGTGGAGTTTGAGTGTGAGTTCTTAGGATCTATTGATACTTTGATTAGTCCTGCAAAATTAAAGTCTCTTGCTTATGATGATCCAATCAAGAGAAATGCAGGATTGGATATCTATGAAGAACCAAAAGAAGATCACACATATGTTGTTACCGTTGACGTTGCGAGAGGAGTGGAAAAAGACTATTCCGCATTTTGTGTATGTGACACAACCTCATTTCCCTACAAATTAGTTGCTAAGTATAGAAATAATACGATTAAACCAATCTTGTTTCCAAACATTATCAGAGATGTATCGAAGGCATACAATGAATCATTCATATTAGTAGAAGTTAATGACATTGGAGATCAAGTAGCATCCATCATTCATATGGATTTAGAGTATGAAAATATACTCATGTGTTCTATGAGGGGTCGTGCAGGTCAAGTAGTTGGCCAGGGTTTCTCAGGTAAGAAGACACAATTAGGTGTCAAGATGTCCAAGACTGTAAAAAAGATTGGATCTCTAAATTTAAAGGCAATGATTGAAGATGAAAAGTTACTTGTATCAGATCTAGATGTAATTAGTGAGTTAACCACATTCATTCAAAAGGCCGGATCGTTCGAGGCTGAAGAAGGTTGCAATGATGACCTTGCTATGTGTCTTGTTATATTTGCATGGTTAGTTCAACAAGACTATTTCAAAGAAATGACGGATAATGATGTTCGTAAAAAAATATATGAGGACCAAAGGGACCAGATAGAAGCTGACATGGCTCCCTTTGGATTTATTAGTGATGGTTTGGATGACGAATCAACCATCGTAGAAAATGATGGAACAATATGGAAGGCGGATGAATATGGTGACATGTCATATATGTGGGAGTACCAATAATGACTTTTGAAGAGTCATTTGAACTAGAACACTTATTTCTTAATGAAAGAAAGTGTAGATCTTGTGGTAAAACAAAAAATTTGTTGAATTATTTTTATCTAACAAGAAAAGATCGGGGCACTCTACCATCTGCATATTCTTATGAATGTAAAGAGTGTACGGTACAAAGAATTAAAATATCAAGAACTAAAAATAAACAAGTTTACTGGGAATATCCTGATTGGTAGGGTGTTCATGTACTGTTTCCCCACTTGAAGCATCCAAATTTCTAAATAGTTTCAGTCATATGAATCTTCTTTAGAGGGGAAAGAAATGTCGCTTAACTTAGTATCACCAGGCGTAAAAGTTAGAGAAGTTGATCTTACTGTAGGCAGAATTGATGCAGTAAATGATCAGGTGGGAGCAATTGCAGGTCCTTTTGCTAGAGGTCCAATCGGAGTACCTGTACTGGTAGAAACAGAACAAGACCTTCTCAATACCTTCGGTAAACCACAAAATACCGATGGTCAATATGAGTATTGGATGACCGCATCCTCTTATCTTTCTTATGGTGGAACATTAAGAGTCATTCGTTCAGACGATGGCAACCTTGTCAATGCACACGCAGGTGTTGCTGGTACTGTTCTTTCCCTAAAGATCAAGTCACAAGAAGATTACGCGAATTCATACTCAGCAGCATCAGATTGGCACTATGCTGCTAGAGAATCAGGATCATGGTCAAACAAACTAAAAATTTGCACCATCGACTCCGCCGCAGACCAAAGAGTATCTATCGGTACATTTGGACTTGATGTTGGTTACGGAATCACTTGTGGATTCACAACTTCTTATGCAGATCCAGTAGATGGAACTGTAAAATCTTTCACTGGTTTCACAAAAGGCATCATCACCCAGATCAACAATGGATCTGTTGATGTTAAGATTCTCAGTAGAACTGAAAATGCAACTGGAACAGCTGCAGCTGTAGAATACACCGAATCTGGACTTAACAGAGTTCAATCTCAGATTGATGGAGAGAAGTCAACTTATTGGCAGGTATTCAACAACGTTGGAACTGCAACTTCTCTTGAGAAATTCAGAATTACTAACGATGTAACAGTAAGTCTCGGTTCAACCGAACTTCTTACAAATAATACTGAAGTTGGTTCAAGAATCAAAGCTGAGACTGAAACATTCCCAGGAGATTTAGTACAAACACTCAACGGAACTCTTTCTGCAAGAGTTGTTGGTTTTGATACTGGTAAAATTATCCTAGACACTGCATCACCTGCTGGATTTGCAGCAACAACATTAGTTGTCAGATATACAAGAGACGCAGTAGACCAAACCGATGATAACGGTGAAGGACTACTACCAGAAGCATCATATCATAAAGTAACAGACTGGTATGATGAGCAAACTCTTGGACTGGAAAATTCTACTGTTTACTGGAAGAACGTCGCACCTAGACCTGGTACTTCACAATATTCTGAGTCCAGAAATGGTAAAAATGATGAGATGCACGTTGTTGTCGTTGACGACAATGGATCAGTAAGTGGTGTTTCTGGAAACATTCTTGAGAAGTTCACTAACCTTTCTAAGGCTACTGATGCAAGAATTACTCCAAGTGAGAACATCTACTATAAGAACTACATTGAGAATAATTCAAATTATCTCTTTGCAGGTGCAGTAGATTCCTTAGTATCTCCACAATTTACAACTCTGACTGGATTTACTGTAACTAGTGGTGGAAGTCTTACCTGGGGACAAGAAGCAAGTGGAACTGCTTTCGGTCTTGCAGGTAATAAGACTTACACTCTTGATAACGGTGCAAACTACGGTGCAACTAATGGATATGCTCCAACACTTGCAAGTGTAATTTCTAGTTATACAGTTCTAGAAAATCCAGCAGAATATGATGTAAACTTCCTAATTCAAGGACCAAGTGGTGGAAGCACTTTATTCGAGTCGCAAGCAAAAGCAAACAAATTGATTGCAATTGCAAATGGTAGAAAGGACTGTGTTGCAGTAATCTCCCCACACAGAGCAGGAGTTGTTAACGTAACAAATCCAGAGACTCAGACAAATAACATTACCCAATTCTACGATTCTATTACATCAAGTTCTTACGCTGTATTTGACAGTGGTTATAAGTACATGTTCGATAGATTCAATAATCAGTTCAGATATATTCCTCTGAATGGTGATATTGCTGGTTTGATGGCAAGAACATCCATCAACAATTATCCATGGTTCTCTCCAGCTGGTGCTCAGAGAGGTGTTATTAACAATGCAATTAAGCTTGCATATAACCCAACTCAAGCACAAAGAGATCTTCTCTATCCTAAGAGAATCAACCCAGTTATCTTCTCGCCTGGTTCTGGAATTATTCTCTTCGGAGATAAGACTGGTCTATCATATGCTTCTGCGTTCGATAGAATTAATGTTCGTCGTTTGTTCCTTACCGTTGAAGATACTATTCAAACCGCAGCAAGATCACAACTCTTTGAATTCAATGATGCACTGACAAGATCCAATTTTGTCAATATTGTTGAACCATATCTCCGTGATGTTAAAGCAAAGAGAGGTATCACAGATTTCCTCGTTGTATGTGATGAAACTAATAACACTCCAGATGTTATTGATGCAAATCAGTTTAGGGCTGACATCTTTATCAAACCTGCAAGATCAATCAACTTCATTGGTCTTACCTTCGTTGCTAACAGAACTGGAGTTAGCTTTGAAGAGGTTGTTGGAACCGTTTAATCGCAGTTTTAATACTATAACCCTATTCTACAGGTAACGAACAATGGCAAATCAAAACCCACCACAATTTGGTACAAGAACACTTGAAGATTTTAAAGCAAGACTGATTGGCGGCGGTGCCCGCCCCAATCTGTTTGAAGTTGAAATTAACTTTCCTACTTTTGCACTGGTAGGAGACACTCCCGGAACAGGAATTAATGATGATACAAGATCGGTTTCAGATCTAACTCAATTCATGTGCAAAGCTGCACAACTTCCTGCATCCAACATTGCAGAAATTCCAGTCCCTTTCAGAGGTAGAGTTCTGAAGGTTGCAGGTGATCGTACTTTTGATCCCTGGACCATCACTGTCGTCAACGATACTGATTTCAAAATCAGAACTGCTTTCGAGAAGTGGATGAATGGAATCAATAGAGTAAATGACAACTCTGGTGTCATCACCCCATCCCAGTATCAAACCGATTGTTATGTAAGACAACTCGGTAGAGGTGTTGCTGGTTCAAACGTTGGGCCAAAACTTGATTCAAGTATTCCCGTTCTGAAAACTTACAGATTCTACGGAGTATTCCCAACTAATGTCAGTGAAATCGAAGTTTCTTATGATTCTTCCGATATCATTGAAGAGTTCACAGTAACTCTACAAGTTCAATGGTGGGATGCACTTAGAAATGGTACATCTGACATGGGTGTTCCCCAGTCCAGCTAATTTGATGACATAAATAATAGAACCAAGAGTT